CTCTCCATATATTATAAAAGTTATGTTCAATAAAAAACACACCTTATTTACCGAAAAGTATAGACCTGATACCTTAGAAGGATACATTGGTAATGATGATTTTAAATCATCTTTACAACAATGGATTGATTCTAATGATATTCCTCACTTATTACTAACAGGAGGAGCTGGAACTGGTAAAACTACTGCAGCCAAATTAATTATTAATAATATTAATTGCGACTCATTATACATTAATTGTTCTGATGAAAATGGTATTGATACTATTAGAGATAAGGTAAAATCATTTGCTTCAGCGGCTAGTTTTAAACCACAAAAAGTGGTTATAATGGATGAAGCAGATTTTTTAACAATAAATGCTCAAGCAGCACTTCGTAATATAATTGAAACATACAGTTTAAATACTCGTTTTGTTTTTACTTGTAATTACATTGAACGTATAATTGATCCTATCCAATCTAGAACTGTTATGTTTGAATTAACTCCTCCATCAATGCAGGATGTAGCCTTCAAATGTGTTGAAATTCTAGATTTAGAAGAAATTAATTATACTAGAGCTGATATAGTAAGAATTGTAAAACAAACCTATCCTGATATTAGAAAAACTTTGAACTTGCTACAATCCTCTATTAAAAATGGAGAATTAATAGAAAGTAGAACCATTACTAATTTTAAACAAACATCTGACCAAGTAATAGAATTACTTAAAACTAAAAATATTAAGAACTTTACTACTATAAGACAATTAGTAATGGATTCTAATATTAGAGATTACAATGAGTTATATAGAGTATTATTTGAGCGAGCAGATGAATTTACAGATTCAGCAATTGCTACTCTTATAATAGCAGATTATCAATACAAATCAATTATGGCACCTGATAAAGAAATTACATTTTGTGCCTGTATATCAAAATTATTAACAACCAAATAAATAAAGATGGAAGATCAACAACCACAAATGAGCTTAGATTTAAGCAAAACAACTCCTATTTTAACCGCTGCTGGTGGTAAAATTTGGCACCAAGGATACTTATTAAGAAAAGTATCTAAATTCATCACTGGTACTAATGAAGATAATGTACTACCAATTCAAGTATTTTATGACCCAGAAACTGGTGAAGTTTTGAAAGATGGTTTACCTGATGAATTCAAATTCATTTTAGAAGATGACCAAAATTAAAACTATTTTTGATTGGGTAAAGCAAATGTCCTATGATAAAGAATCATGGTCCTCATTTTCGAATGAGGAGCATGAGATCTTTAACAATTTTATGATTAATAAAATTATCTCAATGAATCCTAATTATATCGAATTAGTAGCTGAGATACAAGAACATCAATTACCAAAACAAAGGTTATATGAATTTTATTGTAAAACTTTACCCAAACAAAAATTCTTTAACAAGTATGTAAAACCAACAAAACAACAGTACGTAAAAGAAGTATTAAGTTTATTATCTGAATACTTCCAAATAAGCACTAGAGAGGTTTTAGATTATTGTAATATAATGACCCAACAAGATGTAACTATAATTTTACAACAGTTAGGTAAAGAAGAAAAAGAAATTAAAAAATTATTAAAATGAGTGACTCAATAACAAAATGGGAAGAAATGAATGATAGAGAAGTAAAATTTACAATTGATGAAGATGTAAAGTCTTCAGTAATTCATCCAAAACATTATGGAGGTAAGAACAATCCTTATGAGGCTATAAAAGTTATAGAAGCTTGGGAAGTTGGATTTAATTTAGGTAATACACTCAAATACATTTCTCGAGCAGGTAAAAAAGACAATACTATCCAGGATTTAGAAAAAGCTCTATTTTATTTAGATAGAGAAATCCAAAACAGAAAAAAACTTGGCTAAAAAACTCCCTAAAATATTAAAAGACTTACAAAAGGTAACTGTACCCGAGATAAACTATGCTTATCATAAATCCGTATCTTATTCTCAATTAAGTATATTTTCAAAATGTCCCCATCATTGGGGTTTGAAGTATAGAGATGGATTCAAAGTTTTTGAACCTAGTATACATGCGGTATTTGGTACGGCTTTACATCGCGCTCTTCAACAATATCTAACAGTATTTTATGAGGAAAGTGGAGCAGCTGCTGATAGATTAGATATTGGAACTGAATTTAAAACTGCATTGAGAGAAGAGTATAAGAATTTTTATATTAAAAATAAAAATATTCATTTTTCAAACTCTGCAGAATTAGCTGAGTTTTGTGATGATGGTCTTCAAATTTTAGATTATATTAAAAAGAAAAAGGGAACTTATTTTTCAAAACGAGGATGGTATTTAATGGGATGCGAAGTACCTATTGTTTTAAATCCAATTAAAAAACTAAATAATGTTTTATTTAATGGGTTTATAGATGTAGTGTTTTACCATGAACCAACTAATACTATAAAGATTCTTGATATTAAAACTTCAACTCGAGGTTGGGGTGATAAAGACAAAAAAGATGATATCAAAATGTCTCAATTAATCCTTTATAAAAAATTCTTTGCTGAGCAATATAATTTTCCAATTGACAATATTCAAGTAGAATATTTTATTACTAGAAGAAAAGTATATGAAGGGGGAGATTTCCCACAAAAACGCATCCAAGAATTCCAACCAGCAGCTGGTAAAGTAAAATTAAATAAGTCAACACAATTATTAGAGAGTTTTTTAACCCAAGTGTTCACAGATGAAGGTATTTACAACCCAGTTGTCTTAGAAAAAAATCCAAGTAAAAATAACTGTCACTTTTGTCCTTACTCAAACAACCCAGATTTGTGTAATAAGAATGAAGAAGTTAAAAAATCATTTACATTTTACTAATATCGCATATATTTATATATAATAACAATAAAAATATAAATTATGTCACAAAATCAACAATTAACAAGTGTAAAGGTAGATAAAGATATCTTTGAAGCCTTTAAGATAGAGACAATCAAAACCAAGTTTTCTCTACAAAAATTAGCAGACAGGTGTATGCATCTGTATTTAACGGACCCTGAGTTCCAAAAATTAGTTCATAATCATATGAATTTAGAATTAGAAAAATAACAAATTAGTTTATGAAAGAAGGTTATCTACCTAAAGAGCAAAGGAAAAAAATATTATTTATTTGCGACGACATTAGAATGCATTCGGGTATTGCTACAATGGCTCGAGAAATAATTTTAGGAACTGCCCATCATTATAACTGGGTAATAATTGGAGCTGCTATTAATCACCCTGAACACGGTCAAAGATTAGACTTATCTCAAGCTACCAATGCTGAAACACAACTTACCGATACTGATGTAATTATCTACCCAAATAATGGATATGGTAACTCTGATTTAATCAGATATATGTTAAAAAATGAAAAACCTGATGGGTTAATGTTTTTTACAGATCCAAGATATTATGATTGGTTATTTGCTATTGAAAATGAGGTAAGAAAACAAATCCCAATGATTTATCTTAATATTTGGGATGATCTACCTGCCCCTCTTTATAATAGAGCATTTTATGAATCATGTGATACTTTATTAGCTATCTCAAAACAAACCAAAAACATTAATGAAATGGTTTTAGGTAAAAAAGCAGATGGTAAACTTATTTCTTATGTACCTCATGGAATTAATGAAAAAATGTTTTTTTCTGTAGAAGACAAATCAAAATTAATTCCTACAAAACAAAAATTGTTTGGTGATAAAGAATTTGATTTTGTAGTATTCTTTAATTCAAGAAACATTAGAAGAAAATGTGTTAGTGATTTAATGGCTGCCCATAAAATGTTCTTAGATTCCTTACCTAAAGAAAAAGCAGATAAAGTAGCTTTAGTACTACATACACAAATTATAGATGGAAATGGTACTGATTTAGATGCAGTTAAAACTCTACTATTTGGTCCTAACTCAAATATATTTTTTTCAGACCAAAGAATTGATACAGCTGAGTTAAATAACCTATATAACGTTGCAGATGTAACTGTATTACCTTCTTCAAATGAAGGATGGGGATTAGCATTAACCGAGGCTATGATGGCAGGTAAAATGATTATTGCAAATGTAACAGGTGGTATGCAAGATCAAATGCGTTTTGAAGATGAAAATGGTAAATGGTTAGAATTTACACAAGATTTTCCATCCAACCATTTTGGTACTTATAAAAAACATGGTAAATGGGCTGTACCAGTATTTCCTAATAATATGTCATTAGTAGGTTCACCAACAACTCCTTATATTTGGGATGATAGATTAGATTTTAGAGAATTAGCAACTGCTATCCAACAAGTTTATGAATTAACTCCTGAAGAAAGAATTGAAAATGGTAAAGCAGCTAGAGAATGGGTAACTTCAGATGAATCAGGAATGTCTGCTCGCATGATGTGTAATAATGTAATCAAAGACATTGATTTAACACTAGAAAAATTTACACCTAAAAAATCATTTGATTTTTTTAAGGTAGAAGATTTGGAGCCCCTAGAATTAGTTCATAAATTAACGTATTAATAAAATTATAATGAAAAATAAATTTGTAATAAGTTGTCCTATAGACACATACTCAGGTTACGGTTCACGCTCACGTGATTTAGTTAAAGCGTTAATTAATTTAGATAAATACGATGTTAAAGTAATGCCTCAACGTTGGGGAAATACACCTTGGGGATTTATTGAAGATCATCAAGATGAATGGGGATTTTTACAACCACACATTTTAACAGAAAATTTAACTGAACAGCCTGATGTTTGGGCTCAAATTACAGTACCAAATGAATTCCAACCAATTGGAAAATATAATATTGGAATAACAGCCGGTATTGAAACTACAATTTGTGCTCCACAATGGCTTGAAGGTATGAATAGAATGAACTTAAATTTAGTTTCTTCTGAACATGCCAAAAAGGTATTTCAAGAAAGTAAATTTCAAAAACAAGATGAAAAAACTAAACAAGTAATTGGTAACGTAGAACTAACTGCCCCAATTGAAGTATTATTTGAAGGAGTAGATATAACTAAATACTTTGCTTCACCCCTAACCCCAGTATCTGAAATAGGTCAAGCCTTAAATGAAGTAAAAGAAGATTTCGCTTTTTTGTTTACAGGTCATTGGCTTCAAGGGGACATTTTTCAAGATCGAAAAGATGTAGGTGGCTTAGTTAAAATCTTTTTAGAATCATTTAAAAACAAATCTAAAAAACCAGCACTTATTTTAAAAACAATGTCGGGTCCAACTAGTATTGTAGATAGAGATAATATCTTAAAAAAATTAGATGCTCTTCGAAAATCAGTAAATTCTAAAAACTTACCTAATATTTACTTATTTCATGGTGAAGTATCAGATGATGAAATGAATCAATTATATAACCATTCAAAAATTAAAGCAATGGTTAGTTTTACTAAAGGTGAAGGATTTGGTAGACCATTACTTGAATTTACTCAAACTAAAAAACCAGTAATAGCTCCTAATTGGAGTGGACAAACTGATTTCTTAAACCCTGAATTTGCTTCATTAATTCCAGGAACTTTGACTAATATCCACCCATCAGCACAAGTACCTGATATGTTAATTGAAGGATCTCAATGGTTTACAGTTGATTATGGGTTTGCAGGTGGTATATTAAAAGATTATTTTGAAAATTATAAAAAATATCAAGATAACGGTAAACGTTTAGCTCATTATTGTAAAACAAATTTTTCATTTGAAAAAATGCAAGAAAAACTAAATACAATACTAACTGCTAATGTACCTGAGTTCCCAAAACAAGTACAATTAAAATTACCTCAATTAAAAAAAATTGAGTTACCTAAATTAAAAAAAGTAGAATAAAATGAAAGATAAATTATCTATATGCCCACGTTGCGGGAGTGATGCTTGTTATGTCACTTCTGTAAATGAAGTAAAAAACAATTATTTCTGTTTTGGATGTGGTTTTCAAACAAATGATCTAATGAAAGAAGGTGAATTTGACTTTGAAACTTATGAAGAAACATTACCTGAACTTTACAAAGATCTAAAAAATACTGATTCAGAAAAACGAGTATGGTACCCAATTACCATTAATATTCAGGATAAAGGAACGGTATTTGCTAATGGTAAGAGTAAATATGATTGGCAATGGGCAGGTATAAAATCAATTGAAGTAAGCGAAGAAGAAAAAGGTAAATTCAAAATCCCAGGTACTGAAGATTATTATACACATAAAACTGATATTAAATCTTTAAAAAACCATTCACAAGATGATTTTATTGAAGCTTTGGATTATATAGGTTTTTACAACTAAAAAATATGAAAATAAGTTATGCAATTCCTGTTTGTAATGAACATGAAGAATTAATGAGATTACTAAACATCCTCGTCATTAACAAGAGAGACGAGGATGAAATAGTAATTCAATGTGATCAAGGTAATACTACACCTGAAGTATATAAAGTATTAGACCAATTTTATGGTAGAATAAATGTTATAGAATTTCCTCTAAAAGGTAACTTTTCAGCTTTTAAAAATAATCTAAAAAAATATTGTACTGGAGAGTGGATTTTCCAAATTGATGCTGATGAGTATGTAACTATTGAGTTTTTACAAAATCTTCACGTAATTCTACAAGACAATCCAACTATTGATGTATTTTTACTCCCTAGAATTAATACTGTAGAAGGATTAACTCAAGAACATATTAATAAATGGAAATGGAACGTGAACGAAAAAGGATGGGTTAACTTTCCTGATTTACAACCTCGCATACTTCAAAACTCACCTAAAATTAATTGGGGTAATAAAGTGCATGAAGTATTAATGGGTCATAACACTTGGGCTACTTTACCATTAGAGGAAGATTATTGCTTATATCACCCAAAACAAATCGAAAGACAAGAAAGACAAAATAATTTATACGATCTATTATGAACATAATAATTCCAATTGGAGGTATAGGCCAACGTTTTAAAGATGAAGGGTATCTTATGCCTAAACCACTTATTAGTGTTTTAGGTAAAACTATGATCTATAGAGTAATAGATAACCTAAAATTAAATGATGAAGACACTATCTATATTGTTTATAATAGTCAATTAAAAGAATTTAATTTTGAAAATTTAGTTAAATTTTATTTCCCTAAAAAGAACATAAAATTTATATCTTTAGATCATGTTACTAAAGGAGCATCTGAAACTATACTTTATGGGTTAAATGAAATGCCTGTTAAAGAATTAGAAAAAGAATTCTTAGTTTTAGACTGTGATACCTTTTATGAAGAAGATATATTAGGAATGTATAGAAAATCTGATAATAAAAACATGATTTTTTATTTTGAAGATAAACAAAATAATCCTATATTCTCTTATATAAAATTAGATTCTAATAATTGGGTCACAGAAATAGCTGAGAAAGTAAAAATATCAGATTGGGCTAATACAGGTGCTTATGGTTTTCATACAGGACGTACTCTAAAACAATATATTGAAAAATTACCTTCATCTACAACCGAACTTTATACCTCATGTGTGTATAATGAAATGTTAAAGGATAATTTAGTAATTAAAGGGCAACAAATATCTAAATTTAGTTGTGTTGGTACACCTTTACAATTACAAATCTATTGTAATAAAAATAAACATAATTCAGAACCCTTAAGAATATGTTTTGATTTTGATAATACTTTAGTTTCATATCCAACCATACCAGGTGATTACTATAGTGTAGAACCAATTCAACGTA